CGCAGGCGGACCTTCTCCCGCTTCTCCTTCATGTCACTGGCTTTAGCGTTCATTTTTTCGAAGTCGTGAATCAGATAGCCGCCGCGCCGCCGATGGAACAACCGGACGCGTTTGTGACAAAACACTTTCGCGATTTCGGACACCGGTGTAACGACGCCATTCGTCGACAACCACGCATCGGGGACGAACCCATCGGTGAGAAAATGGCGCGCGTAGCCGATGCTGGCGACGTAGAGCGCGAGGGCTTTCGCCCGTCCGTCCGGGCCGCCGAGCATCGCTCCTGCTCGCACAATCTTCGGGTGCGTCGCAATGTTGTCCGTTAAGACCACGGCGCTTACTCACCGGAACTACCATCGGTGAGCCGGAGCGCCGCCGGCGGCGTCCCGTGCCCGTTCAGGAGCGACGATTCGACGAACCGCAGCACACGGATCCGGTCGTCGATCGACTCCAGCTCGAGCACCACGCCGGCGACCATCGCCACGGCGCGAAACGTCTGCTCCGAAAACGCGCGCTTGAGCGCATCGCCTTCGGCGCGCGAGGCCACATCCAAACTGACTTTCATCGGGCCACCATCCCTTCCGGCGTCAACAGCTGCCGCACGTCGGCCAGCTCGCGATCAACTTCGGCGAGAAAACTGCGCACGGTGATCTCGTACGCCCTCCGCTCGACCTCGCTCAGCGTCGCCCGCACAATCACCAGGCGCCCGGGCGCCGGGAACCGCGGATCGAAACTGACGAAATCCGCCCAGGGCGCGCCGGTGAGCCAGAGCAGGTGATCGACCTGGGGGCGGTACTCCGGCGGGATCGCGCGCGTGCGCAGGGCGACCAGGTGCGTCGCGCTCTTCGGGCACTTGATCTCGACGGCGCCGGCGCACGCCCCGATCACGCCGTCGGGCGAACAGCCGGCGAGCAGCTCGCGGTGGGCCAGGAAGCCGATCGGCTGCACGAGCAAGCCGGTGTGCGCTTCGTAGGCGCGGCGCGCGTCGGCTTCGTGCTCGATCCCCCACTTCATGTCGGCCGACTGATAGCCGTTCTGGTCCTGGGTGACGCCCGTCAGCCGCTCGACGACCAGGCGGATCCGCAGGTCGCGCCGGGCGGCGGCTTCCCCGGTCTTGATCGTCGCGCGCATATCGCGCACGGCGGTGCCGGTGAGCCGGCCGCAGCGCACGGCGAACCACGCCGGCGTCCGCTGATCAACCGTGACGACGTCGCAGACGTCAGGCATGCGACGCCTCGACGGGCGGATCCAGAATCACGATTTGCAGGTCCTCGCAATCAAGGATCACGACGCGATTGTTCGGCCAGATCTCCCGCAGCTGCCGGGTGATCAGATCGCGCGCGACCGGAGTAATGCGGCTCCTGGATCGCACCACGATCACGGACTGCGGCGTCACGTCGAGCACCTCGAACGCAAGGCTTTGGATCGTCACTCCGTCTCGCCTTCCTCGGCGGCCTGCCGCGTGATCGCGGTCGCGCGCGCCTTGAGCTGCTCGTAGGTGTCGGGCTGCGTCGCCGTCAGGAACCCGCGGTGCTCCGGGGTCGCCGCCTGCCACACCGACGCGAACACCTCGAGCCCGTTGTCCGCGACCGCGCGCAGGTCGTCGAGCCACGCCTCGAAATCGGCCGGCTTGTTCATGTCGGGCTCGGGGACGGGGTCGTCGGTGACCGGCGCCGCGTCGATCACCTTGCCTTCCAGCTCCTCGACCACGTGTTCGCCGCCGAGTTCGTCCGGGAACGCTTCGCGCAACCCGGCCGCCTCACAGCACTTTGTCAACATTTGCGTCGGCGCCCGGGACCACCGCGCATTCGGCTTGCCGTCCTTCGTCGTGGCGACGACTTCGCGGAACTTGGTCTTGACAGGAAACGGGACCGTGTGCTCGCCATGCTGGCGGTAGAACGTCATCGCGCACCACTCGGGCGCCTTCACGCCGCCCACGGTGATCTCGGGACCATAGTCGGGTTCGGAGTGGCCGAGATACAGCCCCGTCCGGTGCGCGCTGACGCGCGCTTCATAAATCGAGGGCATCACGACGTCGCGCCACTCGGTGCGGTTGCTGCCGGCGATCTTGACTTCCATCGGCACGATATGCACGGGCCGCTTGAGCGGGTCGAGCCGGCGCGCGACGCAGTAATCCCAGACCGCGAGGACCGACTCGCTCAGGGCGCCGGGATACAGGCTGCCCTTCAGCGTGCGCCACTGCGCTTCGGTGATGCCGCGGCGGGCGACGGGCTCGGGCAAGGTCTTACCGATCGGTTCGAGCGCGTTTGACGTCATCGTGATTGTGCTCCGTTCGAGAGATAGACCGCCTCGACCACGCGCGTTTGACCATCAGCCCATTGCCACACGACTTCGATGCGGGCGTCGGTGCCTTCGATCTGGGCCGCGGCGTCGTAGATGGCCCGATTCGTGGTGATAAACCGGAGCTTCGTCTGCGCGTCCTGGGCACTCGCAAGCTCGAGCTCATAGCGACCGTCTTTCCGGAACCACGTCTGCACGCAGACCAGGGGGGCCGTGCGCGGCATGTCACGCCGTCCGACGGAATGACCGCGACTGTCCCCATTCGCCGCGCAGATAGCGGTCGATGAGATCGGCGCGGTACCGCACGCGACGACCGAGCCGCGGCCGCAGCTCCTCAAGGAATGGCAGCTTCCCCGCTGCTTTCAGCGCGGTGAAGGTCCGCGGTGCCATCTGCAGCTTTTCGAGCACCTCGGGCACGGTGTAACAGCGGACGTCGGCCGTCATGCGGCCACCCGCTTGCGCCGCCGGATTGGGCGCCGCGGATCGGGCCCGAACCGGAGTTGTGTGGGATCAACGCCGAGCGCAGCGGCCAGGGCCATGACCGTACTAAAGGCCGGCCGTGCGTGGGGTTGGCTTTCGAGTTTACTGATGGTGTTTTGCGCGATACCGCTGGATTGCTCGAGGGCTTCCTGCGTCAGCCCCAGCTGTTCACGTCGGCTGCGGAGGTAGACGGACTTCATAACCCCGCGACGCTACTCCCCTCTGAGGATATCCTGTCAAGCAGATGAAAAATTGCACCAGAATTGACCCATCTGCCCGGTCCTCGGGGCGCCGTGTCACGAGTCTATCCTGAGTGGGATATCATTGATAGTGGAGTGATTTACATCCATGATGAGACTCGAAGAAGGCGCCCGGTTCCGACGCGATGGCAAGGAACCCTATATTCAGGTGTATGTGCGTGTCCGCCCGGGCCCGCAGGGTGTCAAGTTCACGCGCTTCCCCCTGACGTCGACGCGCGTGGAACGGGAAGCGTGGCGCGAGAAGATGATCCGGCAATTCGGCGATCGACCACTGCGGGCCGGATCGTTCGCCACCAAGGTGCAGGACTTTCTCGCGCAGAATCAATCGAAGGCCACCATCGCCCAGGCCGAGCAACACCTCGGCCTGTGGGTGGATGCGCTCGGGGGCGATCGCAACCCGTTGACGATCACCACGGACGAGATCAACCACGTGATCGATCGCTGGCTCACAGAAGCCGGATCAGTGGACCCGACGCAGAAGGGACGGCGGCCGACCGCCAAGGGGTACGCGCCCGGCACCGTGCGCAAGCGCCGGATGTGGCTGCGTCAATTCTTCGTCTTCTTGATCGGTGATGGCGGGCCGGTCCAAAAGGCGAAGAATCCCAAAGAACCGAAACCAGGGCCGCGGGGGATCGACTACCTGATTCTCGAGAAAGCGCTCGCCCGTATGCCGAAACGCCGGGCGGCTGCGAAGGGCACGCTCGGCGACCTGGCTCTGGCGCCGATTCGGATGCGTGTGCTGATGCACACGGGCCTGCCGCCGCATTTGTTGATGGACGTGCGGCCCGAACATCTGGACTTCCAGGCGGCGACGCTCTACGTGGCCGGTCGAGACAAAGGGGACGGCGTCGAAGAACGCATTCTGCCCCTCAGCCGAGAAGCCGTGTCCGCCTTCCGCGAGTTCCACGCTGCGGATGCCTATGGGCCATTTTCCGTATCTTCACTCGGGCGCTCGGTGAAGGCGGCGTTGAAGCGCTGCGGGTACCTACGCCACTTCAAGCTGTACGACCTGCGGCATTCCTTCCTGACGATGATTCTGCGCACGACGAAATCAGAGGGCACCGTCGCGCGGTTGGGTATGCACGCCGAACACTCGTTGATGCCGCGACGCTACACGCTCGCCGCGCACGCCGAGATCGATCGCGCGGCTCTCGACGCCATGAGTCAGGTCCTGGCCGCAAGACGCAAAGGCGTGGTGAAGGACGCACCAGGCAGCGAAAAGTTGCCAGGAAAAGTTGCCAGAAATCGCCAAGGCTTGTGATCGCAATAACTTAAGTGTTGTAGGTTTATCCCTTTCAAGGCCAAAACACGGGTTCGAATCCCGTTGGGGACGCCAGCCAAAATCCCGAAGAAATCAATAAAAATAGGCCTGAATTGCCCGATCCGTCGCCAAGGCGCCGGTCTGGCCTAATGGCAGTAAATGGCACTCAAAGGCGGTTCATGGGGCCAAAAGTTGCCAGGAAGTTGCCAGAAAAGTTGCCAGGATTTCTGTCGTTATGTCGTTCATGGCTGACAGGCGAAAGTCCTGGCTACCGACGCGGACGGCGGGGCGGCGATTGAATCGCTTTGAGGATGGCTCGGCCGATCTCGAGGGCGCGTTGATCGTCGGGTGAGGAGGGCGATCGCGGCGCGGGGAGTTCTCGCCGCTCAAGCGAGGCAAAGAACTCTGAGAGCGGCATCCCGAGTCCCTCCACCGCCCGGACAAACGTCTCCACGCTCGGGCCCAGGCGCGAATTGGCAAGCAGCTTCGAAACCGCGCTCTGCTGGAGCTCCCCGGCCTCCGCGACCATGACCTGGTTGCGCGTGGACTGGTGCAGCGCGCGCTCGTAGTGCTCCCGAATTTGCCGCCAGGTGGTCACCGTGGCTGAGTATACCGATTGGAATATCACTATAACGCTTTTGTCCCGAAGAGGATACGACCAGATAGACGAGTCCGCTTGGAATGCTTGAAAGATTATGCTTGTGAGGATTCACTGTTTGTGATTCGATTGCCGGCGCTCGACAGACTTCCCGGCGACCAGGGGCGGCGACATGGGGCCACGGCTGGACCCAGTCAAGGCACAACGAAAGGAAGCAGTGATGAAACCGAGAGACCTGCCAGACGAACCTATCGGGGTCGACAAATCTCCCGTCAAGGACATCCTGAAGCGACATGGTGCCTCCCTGCACATCAAGGGGGCCCGCGGGAGTTCACACAAGGCGATCGCGGAAGAACTGCTCGCCGAGTTGGAGACTGAGAAGTATCGCAGCGGCGTTGTGCAGAACAATCTGAATGCGATCTTGAATCAGTATCAAGTGGCCGCAGCGAGCGTGAAGGCGCTCCAGGTCGCGCACGAAGATCTCACGCGCAAGTACAACCAGAGACTGCTCGAGCTCAAGAGCGAGACCAACGGGCACGACGAGGACAACGGGACCGAAGGCGCATAACCCTCCATCATCCGCAGGTGCAGGCCGGGAAGTCTGCTCACCTGTTCACGATTCTTTGATGATGGAGAGTGTTTGCGATGAAGGTGTCGATTAGTCAGATTCGGCCGAATGCATTCCAGGTGCGCAAACACATGGACCGCGAACGCGTCCAGGCCCTCGCAACCGAAATCAAAGCCTTGGGCTATTGGGGCAGCTTGCGCGCCCGTAAGCAGGGCACACACTACGAATTAGTATTCGGGCATCGTCGCCTCGAAGCCCTGAAACTGCTCAAGGTGAAGGAGGTCGATCTGGAGGTCGTCAACCTTTCAGATGACGACATGCGGACGCAAGCCCTTGTCGAAAATCTCCAGCGGGAAGGGCTGACCGATGATGAAAAGGGCGAAGGAATCCAGCATTTGATCGAACGATTCGAGGGCGCGGGTGAAAACAATGCCCGCGGGCATGTTGCTCAATTACTGGGTTTGAGTGAGCGTCGAATTTATGAATTGTTGAGTGTTCCCGGGCTCAGTCCGCAGTCGCGAAAATTTATCTCGAGCGGCCAAATTTCTGGCGCTACCGCCGTCAGAGCAAGAAATATTGGCGGCGAACAGATGATTGCCACGGCCGTCAAACACGCGCTGCCCAAACAGACACTCGAAAAGATTCAGCAGGAATTGATTGCGATTCCAGACGAGAAGATCCGCAAAAAGGTTACGGATGCAGTTGTGGCCGGCAGAGTTCGCGATGCGGAATCTGTGCGCTTGCGCGAACGACAATTGCGCGCCAAACAGAGCGGACCAGCGCCGACGGATCTTCGTGTTGCCGTTCGCAAGTGGACTAAGACGATGCAGGATTGGGGCGAGCAGCTCGACATCGCCGCCGAGTACCTGGATTACATGGAAACCGATCCAGACGGTGCGGCGAAGTTCAGAACCGCGGCCCGTGACTTGATCGACAAGTTGAAGCGATTCCTCTGATGGACAGTCCCTATCTCACGGCGCGTGAGGCCATCACCTATCTGCGACTCGGATCACGTTCGGCACTGCAACGCCTGATCGTCGAGCATCGCCTGCCCTATTGCCGGCGCGGGGGCAAGTTGCTCTTCGACACGCGCGAGCTCGACGCCTGGCTGCGCGGGCACGCCTCGGCGGTGGACTGGGCGCGCGCACAGCGGCGGCGGGCGTGAGGGACCGCGAGGCCCTGCAGCGCGAGCTCGACGCGGTCGCGGCGGCCGGTCAGGATCTGCACGCCGACCTGGCGGCGATGCACGAGGACCTGGTCGAACTACGCCAAATGCTGCTCGAGCAGCGCGCCGAGCTCCAGCGGCATCGGGAGTGGCTCACGGGGGCGAGCGCCGAACTCCGGCGGCTGCGTGAGCGGCGGACATGAACGACCTTACGACTTAATGCGTTAGTTCGTAGAGTCGACCCCCGCAGGGGCAATGCGGAGGTCGGGAGTTCGAGCCTCCTGCCGTCCACCACCGAAAACCAATAGAAATGGGCCGAAGGTCGCGATTCCGGGGTCGTCAGGGTTGACACATGCCGTGTTAGGGTTTGCCGGGTTTTGCCACGTTTTGCCGGTTTCCATTCCCGTCCTGTTCCCGGTCCTCAGACGCCCGTCCCCAGCAGCTGCTTGATCCAGACCGACCCCTTGATCGGCGTCAGGATGCCCGGCACGTCCCCGACAAAGAAGCCCTTCTGCGCGTTGACCTGCTCCTGCGTCAGCCCCAGCGCCAGCAGATCCGCATCGGTCCAGGTCTCGAGCTGGATGCGATAGTCGTCGCAATCCTGCGCCACCCCGACGAGCAGGGCGGCGAGATTGCCCGCCGTCGCCAACAGATCCTCTTTGGTGAATTGCTTGCCCGCTTGCACGATCGGCATGATGGGTGTTCCTCCGTTAGGCGTTCGCCCGATACAGGAGCGATCCCGAGATCGTCGCGCTCGCCGTCATTGACGCCTGCGTCAGTTGCGCGAGCGTCGCGACGGCGCCGCCGGGCGCCCCCCACAGATTGATCAGCGTCGTGCCCGGCGCCGCATAGGCGACGACCGTCGCCTGGGCGGCCAGCGCCGCCCAGAAGATCGTGCCGGTACTTTGGATCGGGCCGACGGTGAACGGCAGATTACCGATGCTCACGGTCCCGGTGAACGTGCCGAGCACGGACAGCACGAGCCCGAAATTGACGAGCACGACCCGGTCGATCTTGAGATAACTGCCGCTCTGCGATCCGTAGGTCTGCCCGGCATTCCCGCCACTCCCGAGAAAATAGGGCGTCCACGTCCCCGTCAGCACCTTGAGCGCGGCGGCATCCATCCGCGCGATCTCGGCGTCGACCGCGTCCATCAGCGAATCGACGTCGGCCTTGTCCCAGACCGATCCCGTCATCCCCGAGCCGTCGTCGTCAAGGAGCGTGTTGTACCAGGTGCGATCGAGCGCCATCAGCCGACCCCTCCCTCGCGCCCGCGCAGCTGCCGCACCAGGTCGGCGAACGTATAGAGCTTGTTGGTTGCCTCGACGGTCTTGAGCGGCAGCACCGTCGCGCGCCCGCCGCTGATCGCGATCTCGCTGAAGGTGATCCGCTGGATGCGAAACGTCCCGCTGATCGGCGGCGACGAGATATTGACGGTGATCAGGCGGCCGACCTGCAGCGACGGGTCGCGGGATTCAAAGGTCAGCGTCAAATGTGGGTCTTTGCGTTCCGTCAGCGTCGCCGCGATCTGCGCCGCCAGTTCCACCAGCCCGAGCCGGCTATCGGTGATCACCAGCTCGATGATCCCGTCGGCGGCGACCGCGGCCTGGCCCGGGAACTTCAACCGCTCGGCCATCGCGGTTTGCGCGGCCGTATCGGTCTGCTCGAGCCGAATCGTGACGGTATCGCCCTTCCGGATCGGCAGCGTGAGCGCGCCCGTTCCGGTCGCGGGGACGCCAATCAGGCGCGGCTGCACCAGCACTTGAGCGCCGTAGCGGATCGTCGCGGTGATCGCGCCGAGGCCGCTCGCCGGGATGCCGGTCAGCTGCCCGTTGGCGATCCCGGTGTAGCGGATCACCATGCCGCCGGTGCGCGCCCAGCCGCCGGGCGTCGGGCCACTCAGGATCGCGTCGGCCTCGAAGGGCGCCGTCGCCGAGACCGGGAGCGCGGTCGCCCCGACGAGCACCTGGCCGTCGTCCTTGATGCCGGACCCGTCACTGGTCGGCGGCGCCGCGCCGAGCGCGGCGTCAGTCTTGTCGTCATACCACGCGGTCGCTGTATTGTTGTTGACCGTTCCCGCCAGTTTCAGCGCCGACCCATTGGCGACCGTCCGATAGATTTTCCGCGCGGTCACACCCGTGGCTTTCGAGATCGGGATGTCGTGGACTTCTACTCCCCCATAGCCGCTGGGGACGATCTGCCACCCGCTGTCGTAACTGCACGCGCACTGATACACATATCCAGTGCTGGAGATCCAGAATGAATCCGACGAGGCGCCGTGCCACACGGAGCCCGCGTTGTCCCACCGAAGAATCCACACGCTATTCGTGGGAGCCGCGGGGCCTCCAGGTTCCAGAGCCGGGTAGTAGTACGCGCTCGTGCCGTCGCTGTGGGTGTAGTAACTGCGCGGGCCGATATAGACCTCCCAGTCATTCCCGTCCCACGCATAAAACCCCGACTCCGCACCGAACGGTCCCCACGCGCCGCCCCGATAGCCGATATGCACCCGGAACTTGAACGAATTGGACCCCGGGCTAATCAGTCCCGGGGGGTAACTGCCGGAGCCGCGCGAGCGCGCGGATACCGCAGGAGGAGCCACGGGGTTGATGACCGCGGCGCGATAGTTCGCCATCGGACCCGCTAAGGTCTCGCCACTCGCCGTCACAAACGAGCAGGCATATCCATACACCGCATTCGGTGTCAGGTTGGTCCCTTGGGAGGGTTGAAACGTCAGCGCCGCGCTCGGCGCATTGCCGGTACCGACCAGCGACCCGGTCGCCCCCGTCCCGCGCACGCCCGCATAGGTGACGCGCTGCGCGTTGATCTCGACGATCCCGCCCGTCGGGCTGTACCACGATTGCGGCTCGTCCCCTTCCTCGACCGGGATCTCGACCTGGCCGGCCGGGAGGTCGAGCGACATCCCGACGCCGCCGCCGCGGCCGATGACCCGGGTGACGACCTGCGAGAGATCCTCGCGCAGCTGATGGTTGCGGGACGTGCGCGGCTGCGCATCGGTGATCGCCGCCGCGGTCTCGGCTTCGGTCAGGAACACGTGCAGATCGCCGACGTAATCCAGGTACCAGTACCCGCCGATGCGCCGGCAGATCTCGGTGAGACACGCCGGCACTTGTTCGTTGGTGAACGTGATCGCGTCAATCGTCGGCAGGCCGGGCGCGACCGCCCGCGTGGTGACGTTGCGGGTGTACTTGGCGACGAGGTCGAGCACGATCGCCGTCGCCGATTGACTCGTGTAGGTGGCGAGCACGAGCTGCCGCTGCAGGAGCCAGGTCGGATCGACGCAGCGCAGGTCGTAGGCGACGTTGTGTTTGACGTCCTCGTAGACGAGCGTCGTCTCGAGGATGCGCCCGCCAAAGAGCGCGTGCGCCGGGTCGGTGGCGTCGCCGCTGAACACCTGCAGCACCTGGCCGGCGACCGGGGTAAACCCGCGCGCGCGAAAGCTCGCGGTGTCGGTCTGCTCGTTGAGGATGTGTTGAATCGCCGCCCCCTCGATGCGGAGCCCCGTCCCGGGCTGCCCGCCGCCGGGGTTCACGACGCCATCGACCGTGCTCTGCAGCCACGGCTCGTAGACATTGAGGCGGAACGCCTTCAGGCGCGCGAACCCGAGCCGCGCGCAGCCGGGCCGATGCGACGGCGAGACCGCAGCCATCAGAAGCGCACTCCCTGATGCCGCATCTCGGTCACGAGCTTGTTGGCGATGTCCTGCGCGTTGGTGCTGTTGACGTTCACGTTGAGCGTGTTCGTGGTCTGCGTCGCCCCGCCGCGCCCCCAGGCCTCGGTCGGCGCCGGCGTGCGATTCGCCCAGCTCACGCCGCCCCAGCCGCCCGGGACGCCGGTCTCCTGCAGCTGCTTGAACTCGTAGCCGCCGAGCCCGATGCTGCCCGACGTGGCGACGCCCGCCTCCGCGTAGGCCTGGAGCAGCTGCGCCCCGGCGATCGCGCGGTCGTAGGCCGTGGCGTTCTGCCCGAGTGCGGCGTTGAGCTGGACGATCTGCTGCGTGGTCTGCGCGGTCTCCTGCGCGACCTGGCGGGTCGTGTCGGCATACGCCTGCCCGGCCCGCTCGCCGCGGTTCCAGGCGTCGGCCTGGCGCTGCGTCTCGGCCTCGTAGGCGGCGGCCTCCCGCTGGAGTTGCTGCATGGGGCCGATGATCGACTCGGTGGTCGGGATCGCGACCTTGCCGACATTGGCCCACGCGTCGCCCAGGCCGGCGATGATCGGCGGGAGCGGCAAGGTCGCCGTGTAGATGTCCCGGAGCGCCTGCGGTGCGACCTGGCCCATGCGCGTGTAGGCCTCGATCGCCTTCCCGAGTTCGGCATTCATGGACGTCTGGGCCGCGGTCGACATCCGGGTCAGGTTCTCGATCGGCCCGAGCGCGGCGACATACTGCTGCGCCTTCGCGATGGTGTCGGTGCCGAACATCGACTCCCGCAGCCGCGTCAGCGCGTCGGCCTGCTGCTGCGCCTTCTGCGCGGCCTTGTCCTGCTCGGCGTTGAAGTCCTTCAGCGCGGCTTTACTGGCGTCCATCTGCCGCTTGAGATAGTCGATCGCGCGCTCGCTGACGCCGAAGTGGCGCGCCATCTCGGCGGTCGTCGAATTGTTCGCCTCGATCTCGGCCTTCAGCGCCCCGACGCCACCCTTGGCGCCGGCGAGTTCCGCCGACCAGCCTTTGACCCGCTGCGCGCCGGTGTTGAACGACTCGGCATTCGCCGCGGAGGACTTCCGCAACGCTTCCGAGGCCGCATGCACGTCGGTGAAGACCTGGCCGGTCTGCTCGAAGGCGCGCCGGAGCACGTCGGCATTGTTGGCGGCGGCCTGGCCGGCATCCCGCCAGCCCAGGATACTGGCCGTCGCATCGCCGATGATCTGGTCGCTGCCGGTCAGCTCGGCGATCTTGCGCCCGATCTGCCAGCCCACCATCGCCGCCGACGCCACGCTGATCGCGGTCCCGAGCTTGCCGATCATTGTCGACGTATCGAGGGAGACGTTGCCCAGCTGCTTCAGGTCGTTGATCTGCTTGCCGACGTTGATCCCGAGCGCGTCGAGCGCCTGGTCGGCGACCTCGAGGCCGTCCTTCATCCCCGCGGCATCGCTGCCGGCCTTCTTGGCTTTCGTCCCGACGTCGGCGAGCGCGTCGCCGGTCTTCCCGACCGCGGTGGTCCCCGAGGTGCCCATCTCGGTCAGGGCGGCCTCGGTCTCCTTCGACGCCTTTTCAATCGAGGCCAGGCCGGCGTCGGCTTTCTTGCACTCCCCGACAAACTCGGAGAAGTCAGCGGCAATGGTGCTGCTCAGCGCCATCGGGCGGCCTCACGCGGGGCGTGGGTGAGTTCGTCGACCAGGATGCGATAGACCACTTCGGGCAGCTCCTGCAGGTCGCGGTAGGACAGGCCGCCGCCGGTCAGGCGACAGACGGCCAGGTCGGCGGCGACGAGACGCCGATAGAGGCCGTTTTTTTTAGCGCGGCGTCCTCAGCGGCGACGCGGGTCTCGTGCGCCTCGATCGCGCGCTTGATCGCGAGGAACGACGCCTGATCCAGGTTGCGGATCAGATCGCTTTTCTCGTCGTCGCCGAGGCCGCGCAGCGCCGGCTCGGCGCTCCACTCGACGAGATAGGCCAAGACGAGCGCGTCCCCGGTCGCGAGATAGTCGACCCCGGGCGAGCCGTCGGGCTTCTCGCGATACGTGCGTGCAAACATGGCGGTGTACTCGCCGTGCGACAGCCGTGCCTTGACGGTCAGCGTGTCGCCGCCCTCGAGCGTCAGCGTCTTGGTCTCCGGGGTCACGAAGCGAATCATGGTTATCGGCCTTCCGGCGGCCCCAGCGCCGCGGTCAGCACCGACCCGGCGACGCGGACGGTGTTCGGGAGCACCGGGAACGTCCACCACCCGCGCGGCCGCGCGGTGCGCGGCGCCGTGAAGATCAACGGCACTTGCTTGATCCGGTACTGGTCGACCGTCGCGAGGCGCGCGCGTAGATGCCACGCGCGCGCCTCATCGCGGCTCACGGTGAACGCGCGCAGGTCGGCCGCAGGGCGGTAGCCCCACGACAGCGATCCCTGCCGGCCCGTGAGCGCGACGGTCCGAAACATCTACGCCGCCGTCGGCAGCGTCCACGGCCCGGCCGCCATGAACTTGCCCGACAGTTCCGGCGCGCCTTCGGCGTC